GAGTAATCAAACTCAATTAACAACTTTTGGTGGTAATAATCCTGGAAATACAACTCAAATGCAACAGGTTTTGTTTCAAAGTTTGGGTAATGGAAATGATTTTGGAGATTTAGTAAATGCAAATAGATACCTTGCAACAGCAGGAAATAAAATAAAAGCAATTACTGGAGGTTCGAATGGTGGTGGACCAACAGCAGCAGATACAGCTATTCAATGTGTAATCTATGCATCACAGGGACAATCTTTTGATACAGGGGCAGATATGACAAAAGGTGGTTGGGGACAAGCTGCGGCTTCATCTCCAACAAGAGCAATATTTGCTGGTAGACAAAATAATGATTCTTATCCAACACCTACAAATTTATACAGTAACACGATTGATTATGTAGATTTTGCATCAGTTGGAACATGTAGTGACTTTGGGGATTTAGGAACAGGAAGACAATATGGAGGTGGTGTTTCATCAAGCACTAGAGCGTGCATAGGTGGAGGGTCTGTAAGTCCAGGAACAATTACAAATGATATAGAATATATTACAATGGCTTCTACAGGAAACGGAACAACTTTTGGAGATTTAAGTGTATCAAGAAGATTACTTGGTCAACAATTATCTACAAACACGAGAGGAGTTTTTTGTGGAGGATTGACACCAACTCTTTCAAATGTGATGGATTATATCACAATCGCATCAACAGGTAATGCAACAGATTTTGGAGATCTTACACAAGCTAGAGAAAATAACGCAATGGGCTCTGACTCATCGGGAGGATTACAATAATGTCTAATTCAGGAAAAGTTTGGGATATACGAGAAGCTTATAAAAAACAAAGAGGCAATCAATGGTCTTTGGGATCAAGTAAAGGGTTTTATATAGCAGGAACAACACCTTCAGGTGTAGCGGATATTACTACAATAAACATAAACACTACAGGTAATGCTTCAGATTTTGGTGGAGATGTTCTCCCTGAACAAGGAGGTGGTGGAAAAGGATCTAATGCAGGTTCTCCTACTAGAATTATATATGGTGGAGGAGCAACCACACCTGTTGCACCTGCTAACGGAGCCTCTACTGGAATTAGTTATTTTGTTCCAACTCATAGTGGAAACGCTTCAGATTTTGGTGACCTTACAAACAGAAGAACTAGTTTAGCGTCTTTATCTAACAATACTAGAGCATTGTTTGGAGGAGGTTATGATTATGCAGGAGCACCTGCGCCATCAGGAAGTAATAAAGATATAATAGATTTTATCACAATTCAAAGTTTAGGTAATGCTGTAGATTTTGGAGATTTAGTATCAGCAAAACAAAACATGGCTACTGTTGCAAGCACAACTAGAGGAGTATTTTTAGGAGGGTTTGGACCAAGTTCTCCCCATCATTTAGATGAAATAGATTTTGTTACAATTGCTTCTGCTGGAAACGCAACAGACTTCGGAAATTTAACAGCTGCAAGAAGCACTTTTGCTGCTGACAGCAATAATATTAGAGGTATAACTGGAGGAGGTAACCCAGGTCCTTATGCGGGAGGTGAATTAATTACTATAGCTACAACAGGTAATGCTACAGATTGGGGCGATCTAACAACTGCAAGAAGAGATTTAGGATCTACTGGAAATCAAATTAGACAAACTTGGGGAGGAGGAGCAGATCCTTCAATATCTAATGTAATTGATTTTGTAACTCAAGCCTCTCTTGGTAATGCAACTGATTTTGGAGATTTAGCTGTAGCTAACAGGGGTAATGCAGGATCTTCCGATAGTCATGGTGGTTTAGAGTTAGGTTTCTTTCCAAGAGAATCAGTAACCTATATGCCTGGATCAGGAAGAGGGTTTACAAATGCAGGAACAAACTCTGGTGGTTCAGGTGGTTCAATTAATAGAATACAAATGATTTTTGTTCCAACATTAGGTAACGCTTTAGACTTTGGTGATTTAACTTTAGCAAGACAATTACCAGGCTCAACAAATAGTGTTACTAGATCTTGTGTTGCAGGAGGAGAAACTCCAAGTGCACAAACAAATACAATTGATTCTTATGAAATGCAATCTCTTGGTAATGCATCAGACTTTGGTGATCTAACAGTAACTAGAAGAAGTTTTCCAGGTGGTGGTACAAATGGAGCAAGAGGTACTTTTAATGGTGGTAATACACCTTCTGTTTCAGATGTAATAGATTATATAACAATAGCCTCAGTTGGTAATGCTACTGACTTTGGTAATTTAACAGAAGCAAGAGATGCGCCTGCAACTCTTTCAAGTCCAACAAGAACTCTTTCGGGAGGAGGTGGAACACCATCAAGAGTTGTTACAATAGATTATATAACAACAGCTTCAACAGGTGATGCAACAGATTTTGGTGATTTAACTGTCGCTAGAAATCAATTAGCACCTGTGTCATCTACAACTAGAGGTGTTTGGATAGCTGGATATACTCCATCAAGATCAGACGTTATGGATTATGTCACAATAGCTTCAACAGGTAATGCTTTAGATTTTGGTGATCTAGCGCAAGCAAGAGCAGCGGGTGCAGGTATCTCAAATAATACAAGAGGTGTACACGCAGGTGGTGAAGTTCCAGGCACAGACACCACACAAATTGAATTTATAACAATTGCTACTACAGGAAACTCATCTGATTTTGGAGATTTAGTTGAAGCTTGTCAATATATATCAGGAACTTGTGATGCTAACAGTGGTTTACAAAGCGCATAGAATAGTGTAGTATCCTACAAAATGAAAGATATATTTTTCCTACATGGATTACCACGTGCTGGTAACACTGTATTTGGTTCTATTATGAATCAAAACAAAGATGTAGCTGTAACAGCTAATAGTATTTGTGCTGATATACTTGGTGAAATATATTTATTACAAAACACAGATATCTTTAAAAATTTTTCAGATCATAGTTCTTTAAAAAATGTAACAAAAAATATTTTTAACAATTACTACAAAGATTGGAATTACAAATATATTATTGATAGAGCACCTTGGGGACATCCAACAAATTTAAAAAATTTAAAAGAAATAAAATTTAATATAAAAATTATTGTTTTAGTTAGAGACATAATAGAGGTATTAGGATCTTTTTTAAACTGGTCTGAAAGAGAGCCTTCTTCTTTTGTTAATCAATATGAAGCTAAAACAAGAGAAGAAAAATGTCATATGCTAATGAACAAAGAAGGTGTAATAGTCAAAGAGTTAATAGGTATAAAGCATTTGTTGGACTATCAACCTAAAGAATTATATCACGTGATTAATTTTAAAGACTTGGTTGAAGACACAGAAAATATAATAAATAATGTGTATAACTTTTTGGGTATACCCAAGGTAAAACATGATTTTGATAATATAAAACAATTTAAAGTAAACGATATGGTTTACGATGATGCTATCGTAGGAAATGGATTACATACTTTAAAAGAAGGTGCTATAAAAAATTATAAAGAAGACTATAATGCTTATGATATTGTCCCAAAAAACATTATAGATATTTATAAAAAATGTAATTTTTGGATGAAATGAAAGAAGAATTATTACAACTATTTCCAACGCCCTTATTAATTGTGCCTTACGAACAATCAATTGATGAAGAGTTAGCATATTTAAAAACTATTAGTTATCGTGAGCAACAACAAAACGGTAACTATAGATCCGATGATTCATATTTATTACGTCAAGAAAAATTAAAAAACATAAAAAATTTTTTAGGTGAATCTGTAAATAAATTTACTACAGATGTTTTAAACTCAAAGCAAAGATTAGTAATTACTCAGTGTTGGGCTAATAGAAATCCAAAAGGGTCCAAGCATCACGAACATTTACATCCAAATAGTATAGTGTCTGGTGTTATGTACTTTCAAATAAACGAAAAACTACCACCAATACAGTTTTCAAAAACAAATCAAGACGGCATAAAATTAAATCCAGAAAAATATAATCATATAAATTCAGAATCTTTTTTACTACCTTGTAAACCAGGTGAATTAATATTGTTTCCATCTTCATTAAAACACAGTGTGCCTATAAACCAAGGAGATGAAGATAGAATTAGCATATCTTTTAATACTTTTAGTATAGACATACTAGGATCAGAGCAATCTTTAACACATTTAGATATAAGGAGGATGATGAATGAGCACAATTAAAAGTTATATATACGTGGAAAATCACATACCAAAAGAAGTTTGTGAAGAATTAATAGATGAATGCAACAAAGGTATATGGAAAAAACATACTTGGAACAATTATGCAACAGGCACGTTTGAATCTGAACCTACAAAAGAATTAGATGTAATGAATTGCACCAAGGAACAACAAGCAAAGATAACACCATACTTAGTTAAAGCATTAGGTGAGTATCAAGAAAAGCATAGTGTACCAGGAGAAAAAACCCAAGGACCATGGCTCAGTAAATTTAGTCCCATACGTTTTAATAGATATGTTGTTGGTACTATGATGAGAGAACACTATGATCACATACACAGTATATTTGATGGTCAGATGAAAGGAGTGCCGCTAGTTTCTATTGTAGCCAACTTAAATGAAGATTATGAAGGCTCTGAATTCTATTGCAGAGGAGAGAAAATTAAGTTAAAAACGGGTGATATACTATTGTTTCCATCTAATTTCATGTATCCTCATGAGGTTAAAGAAACAACAAAAGGCACCCGATACTCGTTTGTAAGCTGGGCCTTTTAATATATAATGAGGTTATATGCTACAAAAAATAGGTTTTCAACCAGGTATCAACAAACAAATAACAGAAACTCAAGCAGAGGGACAGTGGACAGACTGTGATAATGTTAGGTTTCGTTATGGTATACCTGAAAAAATAGGTGGTTGGAAGCAACTAGGAGATAGTAATCTCAC